TGGCCAGCTGGCATGTGGACTTGCTGAACAAAGTCGTCAGATCATGGTGCATCTCAGAGACAACTTTGTCATGCATCAGATATACAAAGATGCCATTGAGTACAACTTGAAGATTTGCGGCATGCCCAAATCATCCTGGGCAGAAACCAAGTCAGCACCTGCTGTGCATGTATCGCGCAACAAATCTGATCTGTTTAGTTCACAACCCAGACCGGGTGTGTGGATCGTGGACAACTTCTATCAAGATCCTGACTCTATCAGGAGCATGGCACTGGAACAAGAGTACGATCAAGGCGGTATTGGAAAATATTATATAGGCAACCGTACCCGACAGCAGTTCTTGTTTCCAGGATTGAAAGAAGAATTTGAATACATCATGAATCGCCGGATTGAAAAATGGGAAGAACACGGCATGAATGGCCGATTCCAAGTATGTAAAGAAGGTGAACCCTTGGTGTATCATTGTGATCCACAACGGTGGGCTGGCATGCTGTATCTCACACCCAATGCACCTTATCAGTCGGGCACGTCTACTCATGCACTAAAAGGCACAGATGTGCGGCATCTCAGTCATCCGGACATCAGCAAATGTTTTAGACCCGGCAGTCAGAATCTGGACAGAACCATATTTGAGCCTGTGGACACATTTGGCAATGTGTACAATCGCCTGGTGATCTTCAACGCCGGATACTTGCACTCGGCCACGGACTATTTTGGATACAACAATGATAACTGCCGACTATGGCAGATGTTCTTCTTTGATTAAACGCAGGTGATTTCTAGACTGGCTATCTTTTTCTGTATGGCATCAAGATTCACTGTGTTCCGTAGGCCAGGATGCAAAGGTCTTGGCAATCTTCCACTCTGTATCCAAGCATAGCCCACATGTTCGTGATTGAGTTCAGGAATGAATTCATGATCCACTCTGCACCAGAAGGTGTGATATTCAAATCCTCCATCCGGCGAAGTGAACATTTCTATAGGGATCAACTGCTGATACTCGGGCATGCTGCCCAGCTCTTCTGAACATTCTCGTTCCACTGCGGCCATCAATGACTCTGTGGCTTCCACTTTGCCACCAGCCAGCCCCCAGGTGTCGGGATATTTGGAATCATTGCGTAAGAGATAAAGATAGCAGCGTGTTCTCACGCAATAGAACCACACTCCTACAGCTTTTACAACACAAGAGTCCATTCGCCTCCAGGATAAAGACCGTCTATACTCTTAGCCCACTTGTAACCGTCCCAGTAGTATTGGATACCAGTGGTGAGATTTGTTACATATTGAGGACCTGTAGTACCTTGACTGTGGAATGCTATCACCCATCTCGACCCATCAAATTCAATAATATCATTGGCATTGGCGATCAAGGGTTGGTTGTTGACTCCTGTCCATGCTAATGGGTTGCTTGGGTTGCTTGCACTGCCTGTGCTCTCGTTCAGCAAGTATCTCTGTCCGATTATGCTACTGTCCAATCCATCTTGCGGACCAGCAGTCAATGGATTCACCACAGCATCTACAGGTGGCAATGTGTTCTGTGGCATTGTGTCTGGGTTAATATTGTATATCAACAATCGATCATCGGCAGGGTTTACCGCTATGGTTCCCACAACTGGGGATCCGTTGTCAGGATCCCAAGGATCAGCAAGGGTGATATAACTGATTCCTGGTCTCAATACTCCATACATGCCAATCACGCTGGGCCATGTGATCTGAGGATTCTCTGCTACAGGAAATCCAAATGGTTCTAGGCTCAGTCTGTCCGGCTGCACTGGTGGTTGTGTTGATTGTAGTACCTGTAGTTGATTGTCCAGCAGTAGCACTTGATATCCACCGGGTGTGACTTTGACTCTGGTACCTAACAACAAGTCACTATTGCTGATGGCATTTACAGTGTCGCCCTGGGCATCAAAGATGCTGGCAATCACTCGCTCTACCACACCCAGTTTCTTGATCTTGGCCGGCGATGAAATCCAGATGGGCATGCTGAATGTCATGGTCATGAAGTCAATGGGATCGTTAGTGCCTTGAGGAATACTTCTGCTGCTCCATTTCACATTGTCAAGATTACACACACTGAGGCTGGTCCAATCAATATAATTGTCTGTGGCCTGTATTTCTAATGCAGGGTTAAACAATGTGGCAATCTGTTCAAACAACTGCATTTTTTGATTGGTGTTACTGGTCCATATGTCCAAATCTACTGTGAGTTTGTATGGCACAGGCATGAGTCGTTCCACTTGGAAAGCATTTCCTTGTGTGGTTTCGTAGCTTTCTGTGCCCGGATCCCAAGTGCGTTGGCGCACCATCATCTTGTTCACATGATATGGCTCTTGCATGCGTTCACGATCATAAGTGAGACCAGTGATGTGGAAAGTCATCAAGGGCGTGGCATTTAATGAGTTAGCGGAATTCTGATTCAGTATGGTCTGTGCATTTCTACTGGCATCACCATAGCGTATGGGCACACGCACTAGGTCAGCGGTGCCCTGTTCGTCGCGACCGTATTCAACTTCAAACAAGCTGAACATGCGTGTGAACTGCAATAGATAGCGACGAATTTGTTCGTCATAAAAGAACATTTGACTCATTTAGCTGCTTTTCTGGAAAGGTTGTGTAGGCGGAAACGGATTGGCAGGCAGATTGCCACCCTGATCACCATTGGCAGCATCGGGTAACAAGGCCTCACTGAGACTCTGACGACTAGGTATATTGCCAAGATCCGTGGTATTCACTGTGTATGTATTGTTCACAAAGCTGGAGCGTAAAGTATCGTTGGTTGAACCCGGTGTGAGATTGGTTCGTACCTTGCTCTCAATCTTGATCCAAGTCCTGCCATTGAAACGGAACAATCGATTGGGGAAGTAATCTAATCTCAATGCAAACTGTCCGGCAATGGGATTAGGTGGAAAATTAACACCGGCGGTGACCGGCAAGCCATTGGGCGCAACTCCATCTCCGGTTAGATACCCTGCGGTGTATCCATCGGCATTGGGTGTGATGCCTTGGTTGGCCACGGTGCGATCAGCGGTGGTTATAGTGTAGTCTGCGGTGTAACTGGCAGATTTGGGATTGGCAGGTGTGCCATCCGGATTGGTAGCAAGTATGTAGAACTTCACGACATCAAATCCTGATGTGGGTACTTCTGCTTCGGCCTGAGCAAGTATAGCATCGTTGATCTCCAAGTTTCTTGGTCGTGTGCTTTGCTGATCTTGAATAGTAGTGGGATTGGTAACCAAGGTCCAGTACTCCGTGTTGTTGATATCTGTACCCAGTGGCACATTCTTGTTTGATGTGTAGTACGTATCGCCGTACAGCACCGTGACACCGCCAGGATAGAAATTGCCCGGATCCCAGATGTTGATGGGTTCAAACGGCTGCTTGGTAATCTCATTGAATTCTTGTGAGTTGACCATGGGTGTGGCCTTCACGCGCCACAAGTGAGGTAACCATGTTTGACTAAATCCTTCGCTGGCAAATGCCGCATCCTGTATCACATACCATTTTGGCAATGCTCTAGGTATGTCACTGTCCAAGGGATTGTAGTCTCTGAGATTGGGCAGTTCCAACACATCTCCGTTCATGAGTTTGCGACCCATGGTATCGATCATGTCATTGTAGTGGAATGTGATAAACAGGGTATCGTTGTTCAGGAACAGGCCAAACTGAGTGAGATCAAAGTCAATATCCTGTTGGCGATAAACGCCGCGCATGACATAGATATCGTTATCGTAGGCTCGATCACGGTTTTCCAACAGCAGCAAATCTTCGATAAACAGCGGGTTGGTTGAGTCGTATTTGGGCAGGGTAGCGTCGTTGTTGCCGGTGTTGTCGTTTGTGAGCGGTCCCAAGTATTTGTGCAGATACATGTCCACACCGCCAACCTGATACATTTCGGATATTGTGCGGTCGAAAAAACGGTAATCTGACGTGCGATTGGGACGGTATAGACTTAGTCTTGGCATAGTGCTGTATTTATGGGCAGGTTGACCAGAAAGTCTGCTTCAGTTATAATACTGGAATGAAAGTCATCAAGTTAGACCGCAGATACCGACCGCACAAAGAAGCCGGATACGAAGCCGGCCTGCGGTTTGAGGGCTGGTGGGATTACAAAGACAAAATCTCCCAGATTGAACGTATCTGCCAAAGTCGCTTGGGCACCAGCTGGTCGGCCCGTCGCTCTGATTGGGTTGGGTATTTTGGAAAACGAGGTCGTAATGTATCCGCACCCTACTACATCATGTTCCGCAGACAATCAGACATGACATTTGTGCTGTTGTGTGCGGACTTGACCAAAAAAGCCTGATGTGCTATAATTACATCATAAACAGTCACAAAGGAACCCCATGGCAACCCTAGCAGCAAAAGCCAACGTCAAGGCGTTGAACCCTCGCAGCCCCGACACAAAATATGTTGGACACGAACCTGAGTGGCGTGTGCAACCCACGGAAAATCGTTCCAGCAAGTTCAGCAATGCGTTTGGTTGGTATAACTATTTCTACGGCAAGAAAGATGCCAAAGACTTTATTGCAAGTTATCTTGATGCACACAATCGCACCCGAGACGCTCGCCGTATCCGCACCCTGCCTGACAGTCAAGTACGACTCACAACAGGCTGGCTGTGCCGCATGGTCACAATGGGCCTGGAACTGTCAGATACTGAACAGATCAAATTAGACAACTTGATCCTGGAACTCCTGGCAGAAAAACAAGTAGAACCT